AGGAAAAAGGCAGGGGGGGTAGACTGTTTGGCTAAAAAAACGGCTTGTGAGCGCGATCCTTTAGAGCTATTGCAACGCTTACAGCAAGCGATCATATTCTCCAAGCTAATCGGATCTCCTCCGGCTTTGATGCTCACTATATGATCGACTGTATTGGCATCCTGCCCACAGTACACACAGGTGTACCCATCCCTTGCTAATACTATGAGGCGTTGAGCTTTGTACTTACGTGTAAGTCTTGGATCCCTAGTACCGTGCACCATCTTAGTAGTGACCAGTCTTTAGATGGTAAGCGTATGCCTTGCATGGTGTGGTATGTCTATGGGCTATGTACTTAAGGCCTAGATCTATTTGCTTATATGGATCATGCTCTTTAAGTTTAAGTAGCTGAGGTATGCCATAGGCAGAGCTCTTAGGGTTATTGGCCCTTGGATCCCACTTACTCTCTCTATTCCATAATAACTCTAGGCATCGATACTCTTTTGAGTTAGTGAGTTTTATATGTGCATAGAGTTTGTAGTTTTCTTTATCTCTTAATGTGTTTATAGCTTGAGATGCAGGCATATTGCTAAATAGCAATAGCCCGGCCATAAGCACCAAACTACGCCTGCGAGCTAACCGCGGTAGCGGCTCGCCTGCGAGTATGGAGCGTAGCCGCTTAGTCAAATACCTGTCAATCTTGAGCGTACTTTTGAGCGTGTCCCACAGGTTTTTAACACGTGTGGATAACTGTTGTGGATAACTTTTCATCGCACACGCCCTACATTAGCTATAGCTTTAACCGCAACATCGCCCCACGCTGCAAGAAAAGTAGTAGGAAATATCGTCTTTTCTTTACCTTTGTGCATAAACTTAATTTCTGTAAGTGTCTGCCATTCTGTAATACCTTCTGCATTAGCCCAGATTTCTCTACGCCAAGCCCCTTTTGTATGAGGCAGCAAAGCTATGCCGTTAGCGTGTTTATTTAATCGCCTAACCCAAGGCAATATGTCACTGTATGGAGGGTTGCACCAAACTAAGCCGTGCCACGGCTGAGTAAGCCCGTCATCTGCTTGGCTGTAACTTTGTAGTGCAGGTATCCACGGCACTCCACCTACAGGTGCAGCTACATCTAAATCAAAAGTAACACCTAATAAGTCAAAAACCCATTTAGGTGTGTAGTGATCGTTGCTTGTTGTTTCTGCATTAACATAATTAAATAAGCTATCTTGCATCTTTACCCCATCCCTTACCCCTAAACGATAAGCCAGGAGCATGATAGATCTGCCTCATATGAGTACCACAACATAGCGGCGCTGCGGCTGAGGTAATCGGTTGCTCTAGCTCGTACCGGATATTGCACAATAAACACTCATATTCATACATCGGCATCTTTTACATCCTCCAACATTACAATCCCCATAACGCCGCATTTAACGCATTGAAGCGCTTTTACATATGGAGGTAGGTTATCTGTCACTATTCGCTCTATATGCTCGGTTACTTTTGCACATAACCGGCACTTAGTTTTATATGCCATATTGCGACCTCTTTAGATATTGCATCTCAAAGAGATTAGATCGAGGTACCCAATAGTTATCTTGGTAAGGATGCTTATATTTAGGTACCTTGGCCATATGCACCGGCATCCATCCTAAGAGGATATAGACCGGACTCCATCCGGTTACTAATATAGCTACATCGTTAGGACGGCCCGGGCCTCGGTTTTGTAAAATTAAATGGCCGTTAGTGTGTTTAGTCCATTTAACCTCGATATTTTCGCCTACGTCTGCCTCCTCGTGGACATTAGGTATTTTTGGCACAAAAGCATAATCGCCAAAATAATTAGCTACTGCTGTTTCAGCGCACGCGGCTTCGGCTTCTTGCCATACAAGCTCATGCCAGTTTTTATACACTTGGCCAAAATTACTAACATCACTTGTATTGGCCTTGCGTAATATTGTGCGCTCTAGTCCTACTCGGTGACCTGTTACCTCTTGAGATCGATCGAGTATTACCTTGGCTACTTGCGACATTCTGCACACAGCCACATTACGACCTCGCCGGTATGATCTCTCACAAACCAGCCGCCAAGAGGGGTTACGTACTTTTCGCACTCATCACATAAAATAACCTTAAGTACAGTTACATCGCCGTTTTCATGGATAGTGGTAGATAAACCATCTTTAATAAAAGTTAAATCTCCCATAGTTGCACCACCATCGCTGTAAACAAACAAATCTGAAAGATCACCAAAAGTATTACTAACCTTGTTTTTGTCATACTTGAGGTTTCCATTTTCCATCTGAGCCCAGTACGTGCCAATATGGCTGGCATTGATTAGCGCGTAACTTTTCGGTGCATTTGTAAGCGGCCCACGGCTTACCGGTAGTTTTGGCCGTCCCTTCGGCCCAAACCATTGTCCCATGCGGACAACGTGGAGGCTCAGCTACTAACTCGCCTCCCAGCTGCGTACCTATCTCGAGGATAGCCGTAGCCATTGTGGACATGTCCTCTATTGATGCTTTCTTACTCCATGGATCAGAGTCAGCCGGTAAAGTCTCTACCTTTTCCATATCCTGCACGGTAGGCCGCGAGTTATGCTCAAGGCTTGGAGTTAATAGACCGATCACGCGACCGTAAGCGCTTGTAATCGTGTCCTCGATAAACCATTTTTTCATATTGTTTGGATAAGTCGAGACGTTACCAAATGCGTAATCTACGGCGCTTGGCACGTTGTCCTCGTACTCACGATAGGCCTCAGCCTTTACTAAAATGGTGCCTTTGATTAGATCAATATCCTCAATATAAGCTACTAAACGACCACTTGGATATTCTGATCTAAAGCGCTTGATGCGAGCGTTTACGTCCTCGTAATTATCTAAAAACCCCATTAGATTAGCTCGCTATCTTTAAGAGCCTTAGCGATAGCGCGGCCTCTAATAAAGCCCTCGCCGTGGCCATGCTTAAAACCTATGGAGTAACCAACTGTCATAAACAAAAACCCTAGAGCACAAACTCCAAGGCTTACTAATATATCTGCACTATTCATTTTTCGCCCTTTGTTAAGGCCGATCAAGCTACTAACCGAGTAGCCCTCTCAGCGTTTGTAGTACCAGTATGAGGGCTTTTTGTCAGAAATGAAAGCCTATAGCCTCTTGGCGTGTCGCTACTTGGCTAGCCTGTCCTCTAGCAAGAGCTCGTAAATACGATCCACTCTCAGCTCAATACGCTCAACGCGCCCGGCTAGGTTGTGTCCGCCGTTACCGTCTGGCTTTAGCTCTGATAAATAATAGATAACCAATTTACGGATAAGCCCAGCCCATAACCCCAAAATAGTAATTACCCCCAAGGTAATACCAATTACAAGCTGGGCTCTTTCCATTACTTAGTTACGCCAAACTGTCCCTCGGACGGTTGGACGGCCTTAAGTAGTGGCCCGATTAGCCCAGCGATAAACGCATTAGCTAATATTTTTGGATCGGTAATACCGCTCATATAGAGAGCTGCCGCACACGCTACAGCTGATCTTAGATAGGACTTACCGGCCGCTATCGCTTGCTCTTTCATTGTCTTGCTCCTAAGTGCCCTTTAGGATTTGTCTTACTATAAACCTAAACTAGAGATTAAAGCCTTAGCCTTTACCGCTGATACCTCTACCTCAAAGTGCATATCGTCTGGTCGTGTCTTAAAATCGCCACCCCACTTGAGGCCGTATTTTTTGGCGAGCGCACGGATCATAGGTATTTTCTCAGCTGGAAAAGTGCCAGCCTTGCCGAGAGGGTGCTTTGTAGCATTAAGATCGATAGCCGTGCCGGATGAATGACACGATAATTTTGTGGGATTACCTCTAACCATCCTGTAGGCATAGCCCCAATCGTCAAAAGTGCCTTCGTCTATCGGCTCAATCAGCTCGTGAAACTCAGCGGCGAAAGCGGCCAAGAGTGGGCCCACACTCTCGGCACACCTTAGCTTACGATCCGTACCCTTTACCGGGTAGGACTTTATTTTTATCTCTGCCGGATCTTTAGAGGCCGGGTATCCGTTATAGCTTGTCTCCATTAGGAAAGTAAGAGGCGAGCCTCATCCTCGGTAATACCCAATTTAACTAATAACGCATCCTTTTGAGCAGCTACAGCGGCTCTTTCATCGTCTAAGCGTTTTGCCTCGATCTTGTCTAACTCATATTGTGCATACTCGGCCTCGTTAAATTCGCGCCGTGTTTCGCCCTCTTGAGTAAATAGTTTTTCGCTCATGCTATCCCCTTAGTTTTGGTAGCCGTACACAAAGTACGATCCGGTAATTGTCGCTCCACCACTTGTTAAAAATGAAAATGAGTCAAATTGAGAGGTGCTATTCATCCAAGCGCCTAAAGAATAAGCTGCAAAAGCATCCATCCCAGAGTTATAACCGAAACCAGTACCCATAATTTGTTTTTTGGCCGCAGCTTGTGGAGATGTAAAATCAAGAGATAGACCAAGAGTGCCCGGTGTACCGGTTGCATTGTGTGCAAAAGTAAAGAAAGTGCCGCCGTTAATATTTGTTTGTGTTTGAGCACTACCATCTACGCGCGATATTGTGAGAGCGCTGTAGTGAGTAGATCCTGAGTTATCTGTACCGCTTGCACGATAACGGCAATTTATCGCAGTGTTAGCAGATGATGAGGACACGATAAAAATGACTTTGTAGTTTGTATAAGTAGAGCTAAAAGTGCTGTTAGGTAAAGATACGCTTGATACAGCCGAGAAAGTAGCGCTAGTAATTAGTGTTAAACCACTTGCTGCCGTAGCCGGAGTGGCCCATTTAATACCTGTAGCAGCTGTTGAGTCTGCCGTTAAAATTTGCCCATTAGTACCGACCGCTAAACGTGCTGGGGTATCGTTAGCCGTAGCTGCAATTAAATCGCCTTTAGCATCTACAATAGAGTTTTGGATAGCGTTAGCATCGTCTGTAGTAACCCATGTAAAATCAAGATCTGTATTAGTAGTTTTGCTTAATACCTGTCCTGTAGTGCCGCCCTTAAGATCTACAAAAGATGCATCGATTGAGTCACCTAGTGCCTCAATAGCTGTAGCCCCATCTCGGACCAAATCTGTGCTGGTCGGTACGGGCCAGTTAAAATTCGGTGTTACTGTGCTCATGTCAAACCTCCTATTGCATTTTCCCATTCAAGCGTAGCATTTACGCCGGTCCAAATCAGGTTAGACGGGCTTACTGTGTCCCATTGTGGCGCGACTAAAGAGAAATCTGTAGGGCTTAGAGTTAGAGTCATATCAACATAGGCCGGCGTAGCTCTGATAGCAAAGCCCTCAACAAAGCCGTTAAAGGATCCGTTAAACATACTAATTGGCAAATCGTTGATAATCATAGGCTGCCCAAAAAATACGTCTATAAGTTTATTACGCTCGGCATCCGGTAAAGCGGTGCTATCTAGTCTAAAGGTAAGGTTTTGTAGCTGCTCTCTAGGGATAGCGCGTAGGCCAAGCTCTCTATTCATTACGGTATTAACATCGGCCAAATTGTGCAGGTTAGAGGTAACGTTGCGCTGATACCTGCCGTAATTGGCTACCGAGTCTGTATCTACAGCCGTAGCGCTATTATTGTAATTATTACCATAATTAAACACTAGGGAGTTACGGATCTTGCCTATCTGCAAAATCGTTTTGATACTCGAGGGAGTAGCATAATTGGCCGAGATAGTCGTATAGCCGTTAGTAGACAAATACGCCGTACGGTGATCTGCATCGGCATAACACACTCGCCCGGCTTTGTCCTCGTACAGCTGGCCTAAAGCGCTTTGTGCAATTTGAGCGCATAGATTATAGCTACTAAAAGGCTCGGCAGCTCTTGAAATCATCTCGTATAAGCCAGGTTGATCTATTTCGCCAAGCCCTACGTTTTCAGCATTGGCCCACGTTGTTGTCGGATTGTAGTTATACCATTGTAAAGCTGGGGCTACCTCAAACCAAGAATTAATAAGTAGCTCGTTAAGTATGTCGTAGATCTGATTACCGTCCTCGGTTTTAGCCAAGGCATCCGGGAAAAGAGCCTTAGTTAATTTGGCCAAGGATCCTACGGCCAATATATTACCGATTGTTATAAACCCTGCCTCCTCCGGAGAGCGTACAGAGATACCAAAATCTGAGACCTCACCACCAAATACAGGTACGTAAGTGCCTGAGCTGTTTTTTAACTCAAGGGTTATGGCATCGGTTACATCAATATCAAAAGGCAGGTTATTAGTATTTACAATTTCTAAACGCGCATAGCCGGCGTTGCATTGTAGATCGATATCGTCTCGACCTGTTGCCATAGATACACTGAGTACGTTGTCGTAGACGGTCGTACCTACGATAATTTTCCACTCGGGTAGCCATGTCATGAGACATATACCCCAGAATTTCGATTAGTGGACGTGCCTCTATCTGTAGATTGATTGAATACGTTTTCTACAGCTCTTGCAATAGCCTCAGGATCGCCTATACCTGCCTCGATTTTAATATCTACGTAAGTAACGGAGCCTCCACCGTAACCCATATCTGAGCCGGGATATCCGTAGGATGGGTAATCACCTGCACGACCAGATCCACCGTATACGCCACCTGTGCCGGGCATGATAGGCACAAAACTACCCTTAGCAAGGGCATCGTTTATAGCGGCATCTGTAGGGAAACCTTTAGGACTAGCATTTGGATCACTTAAAATAGGGTTAGCGTGAGATGCCATAGATCCACCGCCACCTAAAGCACCGTTAATCTTGCCAATTAAAGCAAGGGCAGCGTTTAGGTTGTCTATATTAATAAGATCTTTAGGCAAAATGCTTTTTAGGATGCTCTCTATATCTCTCAGCTGTAGTTTCTGATTAGTCAAAACGCCTAGCACTTTAAGATCAGCATTGAGTTTATTTGTGGCGGTAGTAATAGCTGTTACATCTTGGCTAGCGATAGCCTTATCAAGATCCAAAATAGATTGTTTAACCTGCAAGCGAGCAAGGTCATTAGTAATTTGTAAGAGCTGGGCTTGATTAGTTACCTTGCTTAATTGTGCGGCTTGATTTAATTCAGCTGCCTGTAACCCGATCCGCTCAAGGTCAAAAACCTCTGCACCCTTACCTAAAGCAAGGTTAGCCTTATCTATGGCTGCCTTGAGTTGCTTAGCCTTAAGCTGTTTTAATTCCTCTGCCGTTAGTTTTTTGCTAGTGATAAGTGTAGCGGCTGTGTATTTTGCCTCTAGCTCGGCAAGATGCGCTAGCCCTGCGGCAGGATCGTTAGCCGAGCCCTGATTTGCACCTTTTGCAAGGCTCCTTAAATATGGGATCATCGTAAACTTGAATAATTTATCTATGTCAAATATGGCACCTGCGCCTCCAAACGGCAGATTACCTACGCTTTTTATTTGAGCGATAAGGATGGCTAGGCCTTGGATGGACTCGGATATAGCTGTTGCAAATTCCTCCATGCCTGTAGCTAAATCGCTTACGCTGCTATCCTCGCTTAGAATTTTAAGAGCATTAATTAAACCCTCGCCAATAATCTCCTGAGCGTTAGCAGATGAAACGGCCAATTTATCCATTGAGCCTTGAAAAGTATTAGCCGAGGCTGTAGCAGATCCGGCAAAGGTTTTAGATAACTCGGCTGTGATCTGCTCAAATGATTTAGTTTTAAGATTCC